GCTTTGGCAAATTATATTAAATCAAATGAAGAACTTTCTAAGATTTATAAAGATGAGTATCTTAAACAGTATGCTACGCTTCACTTAAATAAAGATGCTTCGTATAGTGTTAATACCACTTCTCTTAGCAAAGTTATGACAGATTTAGAAAAAGCAGAAGGTAATTCTACGCAAGATACAACATATAAAGCGTTGGTAAATATTATTAAACCTTTAGTTGCAAATATGGAGATTCCTTTATTGAGCCAAGAAGAAATTCTTGAATCTCATCCTGAACTTAGTGAACAACTTGCTCAAAGTAAAGCAATGTATATTCCGAATAAAGGTTTATACCTACCTAAAGGAATTACTAATGTAGAAGCTCTACATGAGTTGTTACACTTTGTGTTAGCAGATAGCTTTTCTAAATATGCATCTGGTAAAGCAGATAGTAAAACTAAAGCTGCAATCGGTGAAATAATTTCTATTGCTAAAGCCTTAAATACTAAATTATCTAACAAAGATACCGTAAATTTATTTAATGAACTAAGTAATACATCTTCACCTAATTTAAAACAGTCATACCTTAAAGTATCTAAAATTCAAGCAAGTGTAACAAACTTACTCTTTGCTTTTGATGAAGATGCAACTAAACATTTGAGCCAAGAGCAAAAAGAAAATCTTAAGTATGAAGCTTTACAAGAATTTACAGCATATAGCTTTACTGAAGCAGATTCTATTGCATTACTTGCGAAAACTACTACTAATAGAGGGTTTAAGAAAATTCTAAATACTATTCTAGATTTCTTTAAACAAATTCATTCAAATATCTCTAAGATGTTTGGTGTAAAACCAAGTGATGATTTTGCAAGAAGTTCTTTAGTAGAAGGTTTAACTTATATTCAAGCATTGGCTTCAAATAAATCAGGTACAAATGAGCAAGCTTTATCTTCTTATAAAGATTTAGCTAACATGACTGCAATGATTCAGGGGTCAAATAATAGCAGTGAGTTTAAGAATTTCTTAAATGATTTAACTACTACTATTAAACAATCAGTTAAAGAACTAACTACAGTATCTACTTCTCAATTAGGGGATATACTAGATTACCCTCAACAATTAGCGATGTATACTGATGATGATATAGACGCTGAAGCTAAAAATTATTTAGCTGGATTACGTTCTACAGGTATTAAAGTTACTGATGGGGAAGAAGTAGCATTTGTTCTAATGAATAAGCTACTTAAAATTAATCGTTCTTTAGGTAATGTATCTGGTTTAGAACAAGGCAATAATTTAATGCAAGCTGTAATTGAGAAGATTTCTCCAACTAGATTCATGGGTCAATCTAGAAAAGCTAAAGATAGATTCTCAGCAGTATTCACTAAAGATACTGACCACGGACTAGCATTACTTTTAACCAATGAAACATTTAGAAAAGAGATGTTAAAACATACTGCTAAAGGTGTAAGTCTTAAAGGTAATGCTGTACATAAATGGTTAAAAGGTACGTCTGAATCAGAAAAACTATTAGATTTGTTTGCACAATATAAAGACCCAGCAAGCATCAATAGTCTTGCCCATTCTTTGGCTCAAATTGATGTACGCAATGCATTAAAAAATGCAGCGAGTATTGATAGAAATATCGAAGAACAAAAAGCTAATGACAGAGATGTAGAAACTTTACGAAAAATTTATGAAGTATTCGGTAAAGGTTCTCGTATTAGTGATGTGATTGGTGGAATTGCTTCAGTTGGTTTAACTGGTAAAGATAGACTTACTTATACTGAAAAAGGTAAACCAGAAGATGAATCTACATTTGTTGGCAAACTCATTGATTTATTCTTAGGATACGATGTTTCTAATAAAGGTCGTACAACTGCTATTAGTACGTTTATGTCTTGGATTTTAGGTGAACGTGAAGATACCCATCGTATTCATGCATTACACAATGAACACCTAACTAATTTAGATAAAGTTCGTGAACGTGTTGGTGGAGTAACTAAACAAGGTTTAGCAGAATTCTTTAAATCTAAACCAAATCCAGAACAGAATAAATTAATCAATAAAATGTTTAGAACTAACTTACATAGCTATTTCAATCATAGTTCTGCAAGTAGTCATGATTTAGCATTGCTAAATGATAAACAGTTTATTGATGATAAAGTTAATCAATTTAATGATGAGATTCGCCAAATAATTGATTCTGATATTACAGCTACTCCGAAAGTAAAAGACCAGATTTATAACTATTTAATGTGGCAATCTAATGGTTTAGCAGATTTACAAAGAGATAATGAAGCTAAATCTATGGAGAAAGGGCATTCACATAATATTATGCCTAACACTAGAATGATTGGTTCATTAAAACAATTAGATGGTGTGTTACGTTTTGAGAAATCCGGAGAGTTTAGTTCTAAACTTGAAGAAGCTTTAGCTGCTAGAACTGCATTAGTATCTTTTGCTGGTTTAAACCAAGAAGAACAAGATGCTATTGTAGATTATGCAAAACAAGAAAAAGCTGGATTACATAAACTTTTATTAAATAGCCAACGTATCCATAAAGAAGCTCAACGTAGTTTACTAGGTAGAGATGGATATGTGTTTGGTAAAAAAGACTCTCACTATGACCTTCAAATTGTGGATAACAATAATAACGAGAGTTATATGAGATTGAAAAAATTAGGTTATACCGTTAAAGCTAAATTAGCGAATGGTGAATTAGTTATGAGTACAGATGGTGCATTATCTAACAGATATAAAACCGGTATGTTTGCTCTAACAGAGTTTACTTCAGATGGTGTAAATACTAATGATTACTCAATCCAAGGGGTTACAGCAAGAGAACTAGGACGTAAACAATCTGGCAATATTGTTGCTGCTGGAGATAAACAACTTGTTCGAGCATTAAATGACCCAGATTATTACAGTAAATTGGATGCAACATCTAATTATCAACCTGTTATTAATGAAAATGGAGAAGTAGTTAGATATGAAGCTTCAGTTCCATATGCAATGTCTGAAGAATTAGTTCCTGTTAAAGAACAAGGATACGAATCTTTAGCAAACATGTCTGGTCGTTTGGTTGAGGAAATGGTAGCGTCTAAAGAGAATAAACGTTATGTAGATATTCTTGCTGATTTATATAATACAGCGAGCAATAAACAAGAGTTTATTCAAATTACTCCAGACTTTAAAATCAAGGGTAATACTAATTTAGATAAACAATTCGAGAATCGTATTAAGACTATTTTTAATACATTGCCTCAAGAAACTAAAGACTATATTGATTCTAAAGGTGGTTTATACATTCCTATTAAAGAAGTAAATAATATTCTTGGTTATCATGAGACTTGGTTATCAGATGTGTTTACAGGTAAATCTTATTTCCCTGAACCAGTACAAGTAGCTATTAGAGGTGCTGCAAATGTATTTGGTACAATTTCTGGTATTGCTCCGGCTAAAGCTATTAGAGTAATGGAAGAATACTTAAAAGAAACTACTTCTCTATCTAAAGACTATATTCTAAACAGAAGTTTAATCGTTCCTTTAGGTAACTTACTTTCTAACGTATTACATTTGGTTCAATGGGGAATTAATCCAACAGAAATTCCTAAACTTATGAAAGAAGGTTATACCCATGCAATTCAATATCAAAAATATATGAATGAATTGGATAAGATTAACTTCTTGTTAAAACAAGGTGGTTTATCTACTGCAGCAGAAATGAAGTATAAAGCTAAACAAGGTCAATTAAATACCTTGATTAAAAACTCCCCAGTACATCCTCTTGTACAAGGTGGTATTTTAACTTCTATTACTGCTTTAGAGATTGGTGAAGAAGAAGATTCTGATACATCAAGACTAGGTAAACTTGAAAGTAAACTTGGATTAAACACTGTATATAACAATACACCTGAAATTGTAAAATCAGTTTTATTGAAGAAAGATTCTAAAGCTCATGATTTCTTTGTTAAGACTTTAGACTATGGTGACTTTGTTGCTAAATATGCATTGTATAAACATTTACTTCGTAAAGGTAAATCTGAGTATCATGCAATGAATGTAATTCGTGAAGAATTTATTAACTATTCCGCTAATAGAGGTGCGTTCTTTGATTGGATGAATTCAACTGGTTTAACTTGGTTCTTGAACTATAAACTAGGTATTCAGAAAGTTATCTTAAGAAGCTTCAGAAGAAACTTTTTAAGAACTGCTGCAATCATGAGTTCTGATTCATTAGTATCTAAATCTGGTTTAGACCCATTAGGTATTTACCAAACTGTACCAAGTCAATATTTGGAAATAGGGAATGTATTACCGTTTGGTTCTTACCAAACCAGTAATCATTTACTCGATGGATTTGAATCTCACTATATAGCAAGATTAATAGAATTGCTTAAATAATAAAAATACCCCCCCCTTT